CGTTTGAAACTAACTTTCTTAGAATGCCTAATGTCAGCTATTTCTGCCAGAGGGTGAGTATTCCAAGTATCACATTAAGCAACACTATTCAAGCAACACCATATTCTAATATCCCAATAGAAGGAGATGTATTAGAGTTTGAAGATTTATCTTTAAGTTTTATCGTTGATGAAGATATGCAGAATTATTTAGAACTTTATAACTGGCTTCAATCATTGGGATTTCCAGACAGATATGCTCAATTTGATAATGAAACATTAGCTATTAAATCTGATATGAATATTATCATACATACGAATAAATCAAATCCAAATTATAGTATAGGGTTTAAAGATGTATTTCCAACATCTCTTGGAACTATCGCTTTTGACACTAACGCTACCACATTAGATCCAATAGTAGTGGATGTTGTCTTTAAATATACGGGGTCATTTACCGTAAGCAAACTAACTTAACTACTTCCTTGTATAATCCCTCAAAATTTAGTATAATTGTTTTATGAATATTAATGATTTGAAAGAAATGTGCGTAAAAGACACAGCAATTGATGTTACTGACCTTGATGGGTATTCTGTATCAATTCCCGAATTATCTAACAAATATCATCAACTAGCTTATACTGAAAAAAATATTTTACGTTTTCTTCAAAGTGAATATAAAATTATAAAACTTGCTAGATGGAAGTATTATTCTGGAAAGGCTGATCCAAAAGAATATGAAGATGAACCGTTTGATTTGAAAGTTTTAAAAAATGATATGGATATGTTTTTAGATGGTGATGCCCAAATTATTACTATAAAGAATAAGATGGACGAGCAAGAAGAAAAAATTAAATTGATAAATGAAACTGCTAAAGTTATTCAAAATGCATCATTTAATATTAGTAATACTATAAAATGGAAAAAGTTTTTAGCGGGTGATTTGACATGATAGTTGTTGCAAAGTTAAACGAAACATATATACAATTGTCCTGTGAACGACATATTGCTTATGAATTAAATGAATACTTTTCTTTTAAAGTCCCCAATGCACAATTTCATCCAAAAGTAAGATCAAAAATGTGGGACGGAAAGATAAGACTTTTTAATATACAGACGGGTCAACTGTATCTAGGTTTACTTCCTTATCTAAAGGAATGGGCCGAGAAACATTCTTATAAACTACAAACAGATATTGTAGATGCCAGGCATTTAAAAGAAGGTGATATAGATAAGATTAAAGAGTTCTTTGATTCACTTAACCTTCATTGTAAGGGTGAAAAGATAACACCTAGAGATTACCAGATATCATCTTTTATGCATTGTGTTAAGAATGATAGATCATTATTGTTATCACCTACATCATCTGGAAAAAGTTTAGTTATATATTCTTTAATAAGATGGTATCAAAGATTTTTAGATAATGACAAGATGTTATTAGTTGTTCCTACTACAAATTTAGTTTCTCAAATGTATGGTGATTTTGGTGACTATTCATCTAATGTTGATGATTGGGATGTAGAAGAACAATGTCATAAAATATATTCTGGTAAAGAAAAGAAAGCAGAACAACAAATATATATTAGTACTTGGCAAAGTCTATATAGATTACCGAAAGAATATTTTGAACAGTTTTCTTTAATAGTAGGTGATGAAGCACATTTAGCAACAGCTAATTCATTGAAAGGTATTTTAGAGAAAACAACATCTTGTAGGTATAGATTTGGGACAACGGGAACATTAACAGATTCTAAAACACATAAATTAGTATTAGAAGGATTATTTGGAAAAACATATACAGCTACTACATCAAAAGAATTAATGGATGATAAGCATATTTCTAAATTGAACATACAATGTTTGCAATTAGAATATCCAGAAGAAGAATGTAAAGAGTTGAAGAAAGCTACATACCAAGAAGAAATAGATTTTATTGTTACACATACAAAACGAAATAACTTTATATGTAATCTGGCTTTAGATCAAAAGGGTAATACGTTGATTCTATTTAATTATGTAGAGAAACATGGTAAAGTTTTAGAAAAGATGTTATTAGACAAACAACCTAAAAGACGAATCTTTTTTATAGCAGGTGAAACAGATGTTGAACAAAGAGAAGAAATTAGAAAGGCAACAGAAGAAGAAAGGAATGCAATAATTGTTGCAAGTTCTGGTGTGTTATCAACTGGTGTAAATATTAAAAATTTACAATATTTAATCTTCGCACACCCATACAAAGCAAAAGTGAGAAACTTACAGTCAATTGGTCGTGTATTGAGATTGGATGATAAGAATAATAAAGCAGTATTATATGATATTATAGATGATCTACATTATAAGAAACATCAAAATTATGGACTGAAACATTGGAAGGAAAGGTTGAATATTTATTTGAAGGAGAAGTTTGATTATAATTATACATTAATACCATTATAAGGAATAAGAAAATGAGTAAAAGTAGGAAAAAAAATAATAAAGATAGATTTGAGAAAAAGAAGATGATTGCCATTAAGAATAAAAATAAAGAAATCCTTGAACAGGAGGAACCGTTCGATGAAAACGATGAAGAAGAAATATTGTTGCACCAAATGCGACAAGAAAACATTACAAACTAATTGTTCAGAAGGTTTTACTGGTAGGCAATATTATTTAGATTATGTGTGTGATGAATGTGGAGGTATTAATACCTTTCCCACTAAAACACCTAAAGGATATAAATGAAATTAAAAATTAAAAATATAAGCGATAATCCATTACCATGTTATAAAAACGTAGGTGATGCTGGAATGGATATATGTAGTAATGAAGATGTGAAAATTTCTCCATTTAATTGGAAACTGGTATCAACTGGAATATTTTTAGAGATACCGGAAGGTTATGAAGTACAAGTTAGGTCACGGTCAGGGTTAGCAGCTAAACATGGTATTATGGTGTTAAATAGTCCAGGTACTATTGATTCTGGTTATCGTGGTGAAGTTAAAGTTATTTTAAAGAATCATGACCATCATTCTTATTATGTTAAAAAGGGAGATAGAATTGCACAGTTGGTTATGGCCCCAGTAGTTACAGCAGAAATTGAAGAGGTATCAGAATTAACTAATACTGAACGTAATGAAGGTGGATTTGGGAGTACAGGGAAATGACAGATAAAAAGAAACATTATGTTGATAACGAAAAGTTTTTTATAGAAATTAAGAAATGGAAGCAGAGAGTTATTGATGCCAGAGAAGTTGATGATCCAGATCCACCATCAACAGAATATATGGGTGAATGTTTTTTAAAAATATCCGAGAACTTAGCATGGAGACCAAATTTTATTAACTATACATTTAGAGATGATATGGTTTCTGATGGGATTGAAAATTGTTTGTTATATGCTCATAACTTCAATCCAGAGAAATCAAAAAATCCATTTAGTTATTTTACACAAATTATACACCATGCTTATGTAAGACGTATTACAAAAGAAAAGAAACAAATGTATATAAAATACCGTGTCATAGAAAATGAGGGTATTATAGAACAATTAAAAACTAGTAAGGAAGAAACTAATAATAAATTACCATTAAAACAATACAAAGATTATTTAATATCACATGAAAAATATGCTGACAATCCTCAACCAAAGAAACCAAAAAAAAAGTCTAAACTTGAGTACTTTATGAAATGAAACTTCTATATCCATTAGCAAAGAGATTTATCGCAGGACATGATTTTGATTCTGCTAAACCAGTTATTGCTGATTTAAGGGAACAAGGTTATGGAGTAACGATTGATTATCTTGGTGAATTGAGTACAACTATTGATGATTGTGAAAAGGCAGAAAAACAATATTTAGATATAATAGAATATTATAAAAAACCTTTTAAAACAGGTCCCATTGATATATCTATCAAACCAACCCAACTAGGTTTAAAACTAAACAAAGAAATATGTTTTAAATTACTATCAAATATAACATCACAAGCAAGACAATATGACATAACTATTCGTTTAGATATGGAAGATTCCTCTGTAACACAAGATACGATTGATATGTGCTTGAGGGTATGGGAGAATAATCCAAATATTGGTATAGCTCTTCAAAGTAATCTTTACAGAACTATTAATGATCTACCAGTATTAATGTCAAAAGGAATATCAATTAGATTAGTTAAAGGCGCTTATAAAGAAAGTATAACAAAAGCATATCAACAAGA